CTAACCTACCTGACCCAGCTATTGATCCTAACAAGGGTGAGAACCCAGAAGATTACTTTAATACTGTTTTATATACCGGTAACGGCGGCACGAAGAGTATAACAGGTGTTGGGTTTCAGCCCGGTTTTGTATGGCAGAAAGGCAGAAATGTAACCTATAATCATCTCCTTTTTGACAGCGTTAGAGGCGCAACAAAGTATCTTAGATCAAATGCAACTAATGCTGAAACAACAGAGGCAAACTCATTACAGTCATTTGATGCTGATGGGTTTACAGTTGCGAATAATCCGTCTGGCTCTGATATGAGTAATTCATCGGTTAACTACGTTGCATGGAACTGGAAAGCTGGCGGCACTGGTGTAACCAATAATGACGGATCAATTGAAAGCACAGTTTCAGCAAATACTGATGCTGGGTTTAGTATTGTTAGTTATACGGGTACTGGTTCTAATGCTACGATCGGTCATGGGCTTGGTGTTGCCCCAGATATGATTATTGTAAAAAATAGAAGCGATGGCGCAGATAGTTGGCAAGTTTATCATTCAGCCAATACGTCAGCTCCAGAAACAGAACGTTTAAAACTTAATGGAACGGATGCAACCCTTGATTTAAACCTTTGGCAAGATACAGCCCCAACAAGCAGTGTGTTTTATATTGCTACTGATAGTGCGGTAAATGGGTCGGGTGAAAATTTGATATCGTACTGTTTTGCAAACAAGGAAGGCTACAGCAAGTTCGGCAGCTACACAGGAAACGGATCAACAGATGGGCCGTTTGTGTACACTGGGTTTAGGCCGTCGTTTGTGATGGTGAAGCGCACTAATACCACTGGAAGTTGGTTTATGCTTGATGCAAAAAGAGATGAAAATAATCCAGTTGAAAATCTTTTGTTAGCACACAGTGCGGGTGCAGAAATAACTGCTAGTCCTCCAATCTTTGATTTTACATCAAATGGCTTTAAGCACAGGTCAACTGGATCTTCTGTAAACGCATCAAGCTCTACATACATATACATGGCTTTCGCAGAACAACCATTTAAATACAGTAACGCACGTTAGGAGAGATCAATGGTTTGGAAATATAGTGGACGAGTTATCAAAGTTGGTCGATCTTGGACTGACAATGATGGCATCAAGCACCCATACAACTGGAACGTCTGGTCGGCTGATGAAAAAGCAGCAAGGGGTTTAACATGGGAAGATGATCCAAAGCCTTATGACAATCGTTTCTACTGGGATGCTGATACACCCAAAGCTCTCGATGATGTGACTAAAGACGGTGAAACAACACTTGGTCTAAAGTCTGTATGGAAAGCCACCATCAAAGATCAGGCTAATGGATTGTTACAGCCTACAGACTGGATGGTTATCAAGGCATCTGAGGTGGCTGACTATTCACTGCCCAGTCAGATCGCTACAGATCGTGCAGCTATACGTACTGCTTCAAATACTATTGAGGCATCCATAGACGGAGCTAAAGATCATGCTGCATTCATGGCTTTGTTTGACACACCAGTTGATGGCGATGGCAACCCAACAGGCAATGCACCCATATCAGATTGGCCTGATTGATGGAGCTACCCAAGGTTAACATACTTACCGCTGGGACATTTTCCGTTGCCATACTGAGTGCGGCTGGGGGTTCCATATGGTATGCCTCAAATCAAGCGTCTATTATTGAAGCATTACAATCAGAAGTGGAAATTTTAAATATACAGAATAACCAAGCTGATAAAACTAATTTAATTAGGGATGTTGAACAAAATACTGATAATATTGATGAGATAATTGATATGCTTTCTGAAATTTACGATGAAATGGAAACGGCTGATAGTGAGCTTTGGGAGGAGGTAGACAACATGATTAATTATTTTACTCAATTGGTTCAACTTCAAGCAAGAGTGGCAATACTAGAAAAGACAGTAGAGTTCACTCGTAAAGACGGAATGTAAAAATCGATCCTATCACAATTCTTGCAGGACTGAAATCTGGACTCGCGGCAGGGCGAACCGTTCATTCTTTGTCAAAACAAATTGGTGAATTTTTTGATGCTACAGACGCGGCTAAAAAAAAGTTACAAAAAAAAGGTATTACTAGCTCAGATACTAATAGCGTTGCTTTAGACAGATGGGCAAAGGAGCGTGAAGCTGCTCAAGCCGAAGAGGAACTCCGCGAGTGGGTAACAAACAATTTGGGTTTAAGCCAGTGGCAGTCTTTGCTCCGTATAAGAAAAGAAGTTTTACAAGAGAAGCGTGAAGCAGAGGCTCAGGCTAGGCGTGAGGCGCAAGAAAGGGCTGATTTTGCACTTACCTTAATAGCAATCGCTTTGCTACTGACAACGGCTTTTATTGGCTCTGTGGGTTATCTGCATTACATGGATTGGATAGACCTTAGAGATTTGATTAAGTGAGGCTTATTGAGGTAAAACATAAAAGGTATGTTGTGTATACAGATGACAACAAAGTTGCTATACAAACAAGTGACCTTAGAGTTGCAAGAGGGTTTTTAAATGAACGAGTTTAAGAAAGCTGATACAAACGGAGATGGCGTTATACAGCCTGATGAATGGGAAAAATTGCGACTTGAAGAACGCAGATTAGAGATTAATGACCGAGATTTGAAGCGCGATGCAGAACGTAGATACACAGGTTTTGCGCTTGCAGGAATGTTAATTTATCCGTTTATAATATTACTGGCAAGTGTTCTGGGCTTCGATCAAGCAGCTTCTTTGATAACCGATATTGCGTCTGTGTATGTTATTGCGGCTAGTGGTGTGGTTGCGGCGTTTATGGGTTTTAATGCTTATTCAGCAAAGTCAGATAAGAAAACAAATATGAGCATGGAAGGTGAGAAATGATACAAGGTTTAATAGGCCCTATAGCTTCACTTGCAGGGTCTTGGCTTGACGCAAAGACAACTAAGCAAGCAGCCGAGGCTAAACTAAAGCTAACAGAGGCAGAAGCTAAAGCGAAAATATTACTATCGGAAAAGACAAGCGTTGCCGATTGGGAGCGTGTTATGGCAGAGAACTCTGGTTCGTCTTGGAAGGACGAGTGGTTTGTAATTATTCTAAGTTTGCCATTAATTTTATGTTGGATTCCTGCGGCTGAAGGATGGGTCGAGAGGGGTTTCGAGCAACTTGATAAAGCGCCTGACTGGTATTTTTACAGTTTAGGAATAGCAATCAGTGCATCTTTTGGTGTGAAAGGCTATAAACAATTTACGAGGAGAAAGTAATGAGAGATATTGATGAAATAATTATACACGCAACTGCAACCAATCCGAGTTGGATGGCAGATAGACCTGTCGAGGATGTAGTCACAGAGATCCGTAGATGGCACGTTGAGGAACGAAAATGGTCTGATATAGGTTATCATGCCGTAATCCATAGAGATGGCTCAGTGGGCTTTGGACGGCCTGTGGAGCGATCTGGCGCTCATGTTGGTGGTAGAAACAAAACAACAATAGGTGTAAGCCTAGTCGGTGGTCGAGGTGGCGTTGCTGATGGAGATTTTTCTGATAGTTTTACTCCAGAGCAGGAAGCAGCATTGAGAAATCTAATCGAGGATTATAAAACTCAGTTTCCTAGCATCAAAGCAGTGACAGGGCATAATGAGTATGCGTCAAAGGCCTGCCCATGCTTTTCTGTTCGTGCTTGGCTGTAATTACCAAGGTCTTAGTTTGGGTCTGACCAATTTTGAAATTACATCACTAACATCACAATAAGCCATTTCTGCATTAATTTGATCGTAAAGCGTATTATTATTCATTACTACGCTCCAACAATCTTCTTCGCTAGGAAACCAAATACTGACATACATCATATGATCGAGAACTGTATAGCCAAGCGTCAAAAGCGTCCAATAATCCATCAGACTTGATTCCTGCTATATTCGAGTCCTTTTACTCTTTTGTTTTTGTTTGGTATTAAATCAACTTTCTCTCTCGGTAGTTTATATCGGTAGATCGTATCTTGGACTGTTGAAAGCTGTAAATCTAAAATGTCGGCTATTTGAGTAGGTTTCAATTTATGATGTATCATCTTGTTAATCATTCTAACGCGAGGAGTAGCTTGTATAGAGTCTTTTAGTCTGTGTTTGTTGGACTCGTCTTTATTCCTTTGAATTGCTATCGAAGAATCTAGTATTTTATTTTCTTTCGATTTGGCATTTAGCTTTTTATGGTCTTTTGTAATCTCAGCCATCAACCATGCGACTTCTTCCTGCGTTGGCCTTCTGCCTAGCTCCTTAGTTAATGTTAAAATATGATTCACAGTCATACTTTGACTCCTCGTTCTCTTAGCTTCCTATTAAATTCTTTGAGTTCTCTTTCTGCGTAATAGTATTCTTGGTGAGCGCCTTTCTTAGCGTCAGCCAAATATCTCGCTTCGCTTGTACGGTTTAGCTGTTGAATCAGCCTTCTTCGTTCCCCTACTTCGAAGGGTGTTAGTTGCTCGTTGCCCATTTTGATTATCCTTCTTTTTGTTTTCATACTGACAAGCATGGCGCATAGTCGCGCATCCGTAACAATCACAATCTAGTTTTTGCTCTGGATCATCTTCGTAAAAATATTGATGTTCCCAAGGTTTCATTGCATCACCATGAAACTATCAATATTTAATGCTGCTATTGTAAAAACAATAATCATTAAAACAAATATAATTTTATCTTCTAAGTCAATCATAAGTCTCTCTCCTTCCATTGATCGTAAGCGTAATCGTAATCGCTAACCTCAGCTAAGTATAATGCTTCATCGATGTCTCGCTCGTGATGCTTTTCGATGTGGCTTGCTAGTCTTTCACTTAACTCTCGTTCCTTTTTGGTTTCTGGGTTCGTCCACCAATATTCTTTGTTTTCGATACATCTGTCGCTATCAACATCGGCTGTGATGCAGATGGTTAGCTCAATTCCTTTGACCTCGATGTCTATGTCTGCTTGTACGCTACTCATATTGATTCTCCTTTTTGTTATTAGCTTCGATTGCTTCGCCTAAAGTTTTTACTTGTGATGACTTCATTACATCTTTGAGCATCTGCTGAAGTTCTTTTGCATCCTTTATATCCTTTTTGCTGTAGCCATGCTCCTCTGGCTCGTAGTCGAAAGTTTCTCCGCTATAGAGTGACTCCTCCCACATAACTATGGCATCGATTAGTAAGCGGATCTCATTGTCTCTTAATTCTACAGTTTTCATTATACTTCTCCTGTTGTGGCAGGGCTTACGCCCCACCTCCATTTATATCGTCTAGTGATGTGATGTCGCCTGATTTGGCATCAGCTAACGTATACATCTGTGCGGCAGGGATCATGAATTTAACGTGCATGAATCCACCCGACATCGAACTTATGCCGTAAGGATATGGGCAAGTCTTTATCCATGCTAAGAATTGCTCCATCGCTTCAACTTGTTCGGTTTTATTAATAGGTGTCATTGTTGATTGCATTTTATCTCTCCTTACACTTCGTTCAGTTTGATGCAGTGTTCTAAAACCCTGCGTCTTTCGTTCTGCGACAGTTTGGAAATTACAGCCATCACATTATGAGCATTGGTTCGTACTTGATCCTTCGTGAATTTATATTCGCGTGTTTTTGGCAGTTCCTTCGTTAGACCAAGTTTAGCCAAAGTCTCTGGGTGTAAATCAGTTATGTTCATATCTCACTCCTTTCGGAGGGGCTTACGCCCCTGTTAATTTTAGTAAGCGTGTAAGCAATCTAAGATATATTTTACTGGCAATCTTGGCTCACTGCTTGTTAGTGACTCGCAAAATTCTTCTTTAGTAAAACCTAACTCTCTTACTTCTTTTGCGTATTCTCTTGGCGCTTTTAAAATTTCCATTTTTTTCTCCTTTGCTTATATGTAAGTTTTATCACTAAAAAACGTAAAGAGCAAGTTATATTTTAGATAATTAGGCAAAAATAATGCTAAATAATACAAAGTGACGTTAGGTAACTTTAGCAAATATTAATAATTTTAGTCTGTTTCTATCGAAGTCGGTTCAGTGTATTCTATGCGTCATGGAATTGATAAAAGTAGAAATAGAAGTATCTGGACAGCCAAGAGGCAAGGGAAGACCGCGATTCACTCGCAATGGTCACACCTATACGGATGCAAAGACCAAAGAGTACGAGAAGCGTATTCATGCTGCTGCTTGGCAAAAGATGCGAGAGCTAAAGCTCAAGCCTGTGGGCAAGTTCTGCCATCTGGAGGTTATCGCCTTCATGGAGATCCCCAAGTCATGGTCGAAGGTCAAACAGTTAGAGGCCGAGTTTGGTGCGATCAAACCAATTACTAAACCAGATCTCGATAACATCGTAAAAGCTGCAAAGGACGGAATATCGGGTTTAGATGGTATTATCCTCGATGATAAACAGGTAACGAGCATCAACGCTAAGAAGGTTTATTGCCACCCAGATCGAGGACCAGTTCTTTATATCTGCGTATCTTGGACGGAATAAGACCAATCAGCGCCATACAACTCGCGCCACTTTTTTTTATTATCGTGTATTGCAACGGCCTTTGATTTATCCCAGAGTGCTTGATGATGTCCATCACACAAGGGTATGGCTTCGAGGTCGCTTGATTTTCGTGTGCCATACCTGTCGTGAATAGGATGATGGGCTGTTGTCGGTGATTGCTGAACCTCTCCGAACTTCTGACAAATGCAGCAAGGCATCGCTCGGATTTTATCGAGATATTTAGCGTTCTTTTTAGTCTTAGGCTTTTTCAGTCCTGTCGGTGGTTTATTTGCTAGATTGCTCAACTGGATCGTATCCTATCGCCTCAGCTAGTTTTTGCATGGCAAGTTCGAAGTAGTTATTAAACTCTTGTTGGCTCATATCATCAAACGAAATACTGTCCACTACTCGCATATGAGCGCTTGCCAGTGAGTTCCATCGCATTTTGACATATCCACAAGCCCATTTCAACTCGCTATGTAGGTGATGTTCTGTAGGCCATCTCTGAGTTGTTTTGCATACATCTCGAAGCACTCCCCAATATAAATTATGATGAGGGTTCGATCTTTTACCTGTTGAGGTAAGATTAAAGAAGCTGCCATCTTTGAAATCTTCCATCCTCTGGGCATCATATTTAGTGATGGGCAATAATTGCCCACCCTTAAACTCAACTTGTATCTTAGACATTATCCCACTCGTTCCCATCAAAATAGGTAACTTTACGGTTTCGAGTCTGGAAGAAACCATCGTATTGAGGGAACTCTTCCATGAACTTTCGAGCGTAGTGGCTGATCCATCCATCGTTAAGTTTGTACTCAGCCGCAACTTCTCCGATAGCTGTATCCCATCTCATGCGATGAAATACTGCTTTAGCTGAAAAGTAATCGCGTCTGGCGGCTACTTGCATCGTATACTTAACAAAGCCCTCCCAGATATGAGGGTTTTCTTTGTCGTATAGCTCAAAGTTTTCTGTTGTAAATTCTCCGTTAGCTTTCATTTTTGCTCTCCTTAAAATGGGATTTCGTCATCAAAGTCTTGATTAGTATTACCAGAGTTCTCACTACTCTCTGGTGTATCCTCGGATTGATCCTGAGTTGTTACCTTCCGATCATTCCAGAATTTGATATGGCTTGCCCTAATATTGTGAAATGTTCTATCTCCTTTCTCCTCGATACTTAGAGATCCTTGAACTACGACTTTCGTTCCTTTCTGTAAGTATTGGGCGATGTTGGTTTGATACGAGATACAACTAAACCATGTTGTTTTTTGATTGTCTCTTGATCCTTCTGTAACCGCGACAGAAAAGGTAATAAACTCCCCTTTCTGGTTCGATTGAACTTCAGCGCTTTTACCGAGATTCCCTGCGATTGTAATAACTTTCATAATCCTAACTCCAATTTTCTTTGTTCATACATTTCTTCGACATACTGCGAAATGTCGCTGTTTTTAACCCATTTATCTCTCCACCGTTTCCATTGTTCGATAGCTTCATCCATAGCAATTTGACTATCGCAATATTGAAAACCTTTGCGCCATTTCTCGATAGCTTTTCTCATATCAGGCTCTAGTTCTTTTAATGCTTGTGCTAAGTTAAACTCATCGGCTTCGTCTTGGCTATAAACATCACCGTGTAAACCGACTAACTTTAATATAACCCTGTCCTTAGCGCGTTTCTCTGCCATTGCGAAAGGGTAAGCGTTTTTGTTGTTGTATGGCGATGCTTCACCAATAGACCACTCTGAGGAGTCTTTCATGTGGCCTGTGACTAATAAAACCGCATACTTTTCTTTGACCGAGCTTTCGATAATCTTAGGCTCATCAAAAACTATACCTTTGTGAGCGGCTATCTTTTCACACGCTTTATGATATATGACAGGCGTTCCATGACAATCCCAAATCGATGAGGCAACGGTAAGTTTTACCTCTTTTAATACTTCTTCTAACTTCTCTGGTAGCTTTTTCATTAGTTAGTTTCCTCTTTCATTTCTATCTCAACAGGGCTTTCATCCTTATACAAAGCGACTCGCATCGATGTTTTATTGTCAAAGTGAAACTCTACATAAGTCGTATAAAATGGTAGCGGATTACCGTTTCCATCCTCAAGAGGGCCAAAGTCCTTTGTTGTTCTTATGAGTAGCTTCTCAACATTATGAGAGGTGCAATCAAATATATTATTTAGTGATGCGTTAAACATTTTTTTCTCCTTTTTGCTAATAACCGTTTACAACTTTTTATTTGTGCTGTAAAGCCTAAATAATAAATTAGTAAATAAAGGATGTAAAAATGGAAGTGAGAACGATACTAAAGCTCGATGACATACGAGCAAAGCTGCAAGATCGAAACTTGACGGCTGTAGCAAAATCGGCAAATGTTAGCAGACCAGTGCTTTATCAGATTATGAGAGGCTCAACTGATCCTAAGTTTTCAACGATAGAAAAGCTATCTGATTATTTGCAGAAGTAAAAAACCCCCAGTAATTAAACTGAGGGCTTTAGCAAAAAAGAAGAAACGACTGTGAGATATGTCTTCTTAACTAACGGAGTAGTCAATTAATGAGTAACCTAGTTTCAAATCTAATACAAACAAAAAAAGTCGGTTCACTCACTAAAAAAGCGATCCTTATGTATATGGCTGACAAGGCTAGTGACGATGGAAGCGGCATTTGGGTGAGTAAAGCTAATATGGCGGCTGATCTCGAAATGACAGATCGGGCTGTTAGAATACATATAAAAGACATGATAGCGATGGGCATCGTATCCGAATCAGGTCAGCGTCAATGCAAATCAGGATACACAATAGATTATAGAATAAACTTGAACATAATTAAGGCTCTACAGCCTACCAGATCCACCTCTGAACGTGATTCACCCCTGAATGACATTCAGCCCTACCCCTGCATGACGTTCACCCCTACCCCTGAACGTGGTTCAGGTAAACCATCCATAGAACCACCCTTAGAACCATCCTTATTAAATAATAACTATTTTGACGAGTTTTATTCTGAGTATCCTCGAAAGGTTGGAAAGGGAGCGGCTAGAAAAGCATGGGCAAAAGCAATAAAGAAAGCTGATGTCCATTATATTATTTCCTCGGCTTCTTTGTATGCAAAGAGTATAGTTGGAAAAGATAAAGAATTTATTCCTCATCCTGCAACTTGGTTAAATGGAGAAAGATGGGAAGATGAAATAAAAGATAATAATAAAAATGAAACTTTAGATATATTAAAAGAAATGGGATTGAAATATGATGCGTGAAGTAGAACTTAAAAACCGAACTATGAAAATGCTTGCACGATTAAACGCTCCGAGAGCAGTGACAGGCAACGCAGAAGCAGCCAAGAGTGAGGCCGAGTTTCTATGCAAACGAATAAAAGGACTAGCTCCGACTAGACAATTTACGGAATGGTTCGATGACTTTGAGGAGGCTTTGCTAGGAAACTTGGATACTCGATCATGGCCTACAGCAAAACAGATCGGAGATGCGGCAAGGCAAATCGCACCCAAAAGGCCACAACTGATAGACGATACGCAGCCGAAAGGTTACGAGCCAGATGAACTTAAAATAAATGCTGATCGTATAAAAAATAATGAGAAGGTTGGAGAAAGTTATATAACAGGAACCTTTGCAAAACAGATGGTTCGAAGCGGTTTAGTGACAGAGGAAGAACTCGAACCCTATAGAAAATATTTAAACCATTGGAAAAATAATTAAATTATGGTAGACTGGTTGTGGATAAATTCATATACCCCTCCCAGAGAGACAGGTTTTTACACTGCTTTTTTTCCGCCTGTCCTTTTAAAGTACACTGCCCTGCGTTCTTGCGTGGGGCATTTTTTTAACTATAATAAGATAAACCGACAAAGAGATCATTATGGATTGGCCTTCAGACAAAGTTGAACGAACGAGCATAAAATCAATTACACCGTATGCTCGGAATAGTAGAACCCACAGCGATGAACAGGTTGCACAGATAGCGGCAAGCATCAAAGAGTGGGGTTTCACAACGCCCATTTTAATAGATACCGATGGTGAAATCATAGCAGGACACGGTAGATTACTCGCTGCTCAACGCCTCGGACTCGAAGAAGTACCGACTATGACAGCCAAAGGATGGTCGGAAGCACAGAAACGAGCATATGTCATCGCAGATAACAAGCTCGCCCTCAATGCAGGGTGGAACGATGAGATGCTTAAAATAGAGCTAGACGGACTCAAAGAGTTAGATTTTGATCTGGATCTTGTAGGTTTTAGCGATGATGAACTAGCCAAGTTACTGCAAGAGCCTGAGAAAGAAGGGCTTACTGATGAGGACGATGTTCCCGAAGCCCCAGAAAAACCGATTACAGTCGAGGGCGATGTTTGGGTTTTAGGCAATCACCGACTTATGTGTGGCGATAGTACAAGCATCGAAGCCTTAGAAAAACTATGCGAAGGACAGCTTGTCGATATGTGGCTTACTGATCCTCCTTACAACGTAGCTTACGAGGGTAAAACTAAGGACGCTTTGACTATAGAAAACGATGCGATGGGCAACGATGACTTTCGACAGTTTCTAAGCGATAGTTACAGCGCAGCCGATGCGGTAATGAAGTCAGGCGCAGTTTTTTATATATGGCATGCCGACAGTGAAGGTTACAATTTTAGAGGAGCAGCCTTTGATATAGGGTGGCAAGTCAGGCAGTGCTTAATATGGAAAAAGCAGACGATGGTCATGGGGCGTCAAGACTACCATTGGAAACACGAGCCTTGTTTATATGGTTGGAAGGAAGGGTCAGCGCATCTCTGGGCAACGGATCGAAAGCAAACCACAATATTAGAGTTTGATCGTCCTAGTAGGAACAAAGAACACCCGACTATGAAGCCAGTGGAGTTATTCGCTTATCAAATGCAAAACAATACAAAGGGTGATGATTTAATACTAGATAGCTTCGCAGGGTCAGGGACGACAGCAATAGCCTGTGAGAAGTTCAATCGTAGAGCTAGATTGATGGAACTCGATCCAAAGTACTGCGATGTAATAATAAAACGATGGCAGGACTTCACAGGTAAAGAAGCAGTAAACGAACAAACAGGTAAAACCTATGCAGAATCAAACCAAACTAATGAGCATGGTTGAGGCCAGTACTAACGTCCTTATCGGATATATTATAGCAACTGCGGCAACTTATATTATATTACCTTTACATGGCTATCAGATAACAACACAAAAGGCGCTCTCGATTTCTTTGGCTTTTACTGTTATATCATTAGCAAGGTCGTATATATTAAGAAGGGTTTTTAATAGGTTTTAATATGGCAAAAGGTGAAGCAGGCAGACCTGAAATACAACTAACCGAAAAGCAAATTGATGAAGTAGAAACACTCGCAGCAGTTTTATCAACAGGAGATATTGCTGATTACTTTGGTATTGGTAGAACAACTTTCTATGCTCTTATGGAAAGAAATGCTCATATTTCCGAACGCTATAAAAAAGGAAGAGCTAAAGCAAAAGGTGCGATTGCAGGAAGTTTAATACAAAAAGCAAGATCGGGAGAACTTGGAGCGCAGATATTCTATCTTAAAACTCAATGCGGATGGAAAGAAACTCAATCGTTAGAACACTCAAGTCCAGACGGATCTATGACTCCAACTAAAATAGAACGTATTATAATTGACAAATCTACAGATTCAGACTCCTAGATGGGCTTTGCCTTTGCTAGAAGGTGAGAGTGGTCATCCTAGATATAGAGGTGCAAAGGGTGGTCGAGCATCAGGTAAGTCTCACTTTTTTGCCGAGGCTGTAATAGAACGTCAGCTAATGAACCCAGATAGCAGAGTTGTTTGTATTCGTGAGGTGCAGCGATCCCTCAAGTTCTCAGCTAAACAACTGCTAGAGGATAAAATAACCGCTTTAGGCTTAGATCATTTGTTTGAGATACAAACTACCGAGATAAAGAACTTACGAGGTGAAGGTGTTATAATCTTTCAAGGGATGCAGGATCATACGGCTGATAGTATCAAATCACTAGAGGGGTTTGACTTGGCATGGTGCGAGGAAGCGCAAAGCCTATCGAAGCGATCAATCGAGCTATTAGATCCGACTATGCGTAAAGAAGGCGCAGAGCTTTGGTTTAGTTGGAACCCTCGACAGCCAAGTGATGCAGTAGAGGAAGTGTTTAATACGAACGAAAACAGCCAGTTAGTTCATGTTAACTATGACGATAATCCTTTCGTTCCTGATGCGATGGTCGAACTGGCAGAGGTTGCTAAGGAGCGAGACTTTGAACGGTACTCACATATCTGGTTAGGCGGTTATGAGGTTGTTAACGATGCTCAAGTCTTTCACGATAAATGGAGAATAGAGGACTTCGAACCAGTGCAAGGATGGCAAGGGCCGTATTTAGGTGTGGACTTTGGCTTTAGACCAGATCCTTTAGTTGCTGTTAAGTGTTGGGTTCACGATGAAAACCTATATATCGAGAAAGAGGCTTACGGAATCGGGATAGAAATAGACAACACTCACAACTTTATAACGAAGATAATACCTGAATTTGATCGGTATACTTGCCGAGCCGATAGCGCAGAACCTAAGACAATTAGCTATCTACAAAGGCATGGTTTTCCTAGAATGGAAGGCGTGAAAAAGTGGCCTAATAGTATACAAGAAGGAATTAGGTTTATTCGTGGGTTTAAATCTGTCATAATAGCACCAAGCTGCAAGGGCGCTATTGACGACTTTAGGTTATATAGTCATAAGGTGGATAAATTGTCGGGTGATATAATGCCAGATATAATCGATGCTAACAATCACGCTCCCGATGCAGTTAGATACGCAATCGCGCCTTTAATTAAAGCACAGGCATCAGGTAAAATGGTGATTAGAATATGAGTAATTCAGTTGCAAATCGTTCTCCAGAAATAGAAACAATGCTGCAAATGTCAGCGCCTTGTCGAGATCTTATGAAAGGTGGGCAGCATATGCGAGAACAAGGTGAGACTTACTTACCTAAGTTCCCACAGGAAACAGAGGACGATTACGAGGCAAGATTAGCCTCAACATGGCTCTTTGATGGAGTAGGCAAAACAATCGATGATTTATCGGGCAAGGTATTCGAAACGCCTGTCACGCTTGCAGAAACAGGAACGGATCTCGATATATGGGCTTTTAATGTAGATTTGCAGGGTCGAGACATTGCCCAGTTTTCAAGAGATGTATTTGATGAGGCTCAAGCGTCAGGCATTTCTTTTATTATGGTAGATTCTCCTGCAAGAGGTGAATTGACTAGAGCGCAAGCTCAAGCAGGGAACTTTAGACCGTATTTTGTAAGTTTATCGCTTGATGATGTGCTTGGTTACAAAACGGACGTAATTGATAATGTGCCGACTTTAACGCAGATCCGCATTATGGAAACAGTTTACGAGGATACTGATGACGAGTTCGAGCCTAAACAGATAGAGCAAATTCGAGTCTGTACGCTTCCAATCGAAGAGGGTCGAGTTGTTGGCGCTGTCAATCTTCGTTTATTCAGGCAGAACGCAGATAATCAATGGACTTTATATGACGAATACGAAACAGGGATGCCGAGAATATATGTTGCAGCTTGTGATTTAGGTCGTGATGGATACATGAAAGCCAAGCCTCCTCACGCAAGACTAGCAGAGATAAATCTAGCTCACTGGCGATCTCAATCAGATCAAGCCAACATTATGCACCATGCTAGAGCGCCTATGAAATACTTTCATGGCTACAGTAAGGAAGATTTAGAAGAGTTTACTGAGGGTGCAGGATACGCTTTTTATTCATCTAACGAGAACGCTAAGATCGGGGTTGTTGAGCATAGCGGAGCGGCTATCGATGCAGGACGAACAGAACTCAAGGATATGGAGTTTCAGATGCAAGCAATGGGTTTGCAGCTAATCGTATCGAGATCGGGATCATCTACAGCAACAGGTGATTTGATTGATGAGGCAAAGATAAACAGCCGATTAGGAATGTGGGCTGATAATCTAAAGGATACCTTAGAGCTTGCTTTTACTTGGATGGCTGAAATGGCTGACATAAACGCAGAAAAGATAGATATAATAATAAACAAAGACTTTGCTGCAAACGCATTATCTCACTTGGAAATGGACGCTTTGAATAAAATGTATCTTAC